AAACGTTTTCGTTCGTCTGCATATTTTCTTTTTTGTTCTGCTAAAGTCAAATTTTTATTTTCTTTAGCATTAATAAATTGTTGCCAGGTTCTATTTGGTATCATCATTGCGAAAGTTCCTTTAATCTATTTGATATACGTGTCATACGTTCGTTTATTTTTGCAAAACGTTTACCCGTTGATTTCCAGAAATGATTTGATTGCACGCCCATTTCTGTTTTTAATCTTAAATTATTATGAACTATCTTTTCCATTTCTCTCAACATTTTATTAACTTCATTAATACCTCTGTTAACTTTTTGTTGCGGAGTAGATGTAGGATCTTTTTTATAATCTCTATATGATACTTCATTAACAACTCCATACATTTCAGACATCATCTTTTTATAAGTAGACTTGCCTTCCATGGGTTTAAAAATACGATTTGTTTTAGGAACTCTTTTCATACCTCCTTGGTCAATAGTATCTTCATCCGCATCACCAAATGCATTTGGAGTGCTATATTCACCCCCAGCACTTGCAGTAGAATTCATTTCATCTAATTCTTCTTCGTTCATTCCCATTGATTTACTAGCTGATTTCACTTTGGCTATCATTTCCATAGCTTCTTTATCACTAATAGATTGTCCTGGGTTAAGTGCTTTAGCTAAAGCCTTTGCCATTTTTTTAATTGAATCAGACGTAAATTCATTTAACTCTGTTTCTTCATTCTTAACCGCTTTAGATACAGTATCTCTTCGTTTCTTAAGATATTCATCTGATGAATCAACTTCACCATCGTTATTAATATCATCATCTTCTTTACCAACTGAGTCTAATTTAGCTTCATTGATTAAGTTTTTAAAATGTTTTTCTATTTCATTACTCCACTTCATCATTGTTGCCTTTTAAATACGTATACTGCCTTATTACCACTTTCCACTATTTTTATTGGTGATAATTCATATACAGTTCCTACTGTCAAATGAGCAATGTTGAGCGATCCACCGCCTGATAATGATATTGTACCCGCCGCAGATGATTCTCCAACTATAACTGTACCATATCCAAAATTAGATCCGGTGAAATCAACAGTTGTATTTTGAACTGTTTGCACATTATAGTATTTACCAGGATGTCCAAATTTTTCAAATTGGTTTACAGGTTGAGATCCGGTTGCTTGTAAATATGGTCCACTCATTTATTCTTCCTTACATTTTTTAGTTCACTAATCAACTCATAATATCTTAACATTGTTAAAATATCTTTATCTTCAACTAAATGTTTTTTACGTAAACCAGTTAATAATTTAACTACTTCATTAATTTTTATACGAACTATTTTACTCGGAACTACTGTTTTTAAAGATGTTAATTCTTTTTGAATATTCTTTGTTTCCGTGATAATATATTTTTTTAAATGTACAGAATTTGTGACATTGTTAATATATTCACGTAATATTTTTTTCTGTGAATTAGACATGTTTTTATATTTTTCATTAAACTTGTCTATCACAATTTTAGATGCTAATATACGAACATCTTTATCTTCTCTAGTCAATGCCGTGGGCGATTCATTTAAAGATTGTCTATTCTGTACTCTTTCGATTAAAATATATTTGTTACGTATATACGCAGCAGGTTCATCTGCTTCTGCATATTCGAATATATTAAATGTCGATGCATGTGATTTATAATCAGATACTCGTGATTTAAAAAATTCAGTCACATTATAATTGTCTTTTAAGTCCTTTATTAAATTATATTTTTGACGTTTTAAATCTGATTCGTTTAGAGACTTACGTGCTTTTATTACTGCATTTACAAATGTAGTAGCATGAGCTTCGTTGTTAAATTTCTCTTCTTGTATCTGTCGATATAATTTGAGTTCTTTTGATAATTCAGAAGATCCCTTAAAATGTTTATTTAAAATATCTAATGCTAATGGGCGTGTATTATTCATCGTATCAACAGCCACTTGTCGTACCAAAAGTTCAAAAATTAATCCGGTATTGCGGACCTTTGAATGTTTTATTCGTTTCATGAAAGCACGTTCCTATATAGTAGTATACATTGTTTTTAATAAATATATCATTAGACGCAAATCAATGCCGTTTATTCATCGAGTAATTGAGATTCGTCTAACATTGTACCAGAATCCGATGATGATTTATCAGTTTCTTTGATGGATTCTTGAATAATCGACGGCGATTTTGTATTTGAGTTTAATGTCGATTGCCTTAACATTTCTACAAAAGATGTATTCTCGGTACTTAAAGGACCGGACTTTCTGTAATTATGTTGTAATGGTGAAGAATCTGTATTAAATGATCCAGCTAATGATTTTGCTCCTAATGGGTCTCTTCCATGAGGACTATCATGCGTACCCCATGTTTTAGAATCTTTAGGTCTACCTGGCCCGGCTACATGTTCTTGTTCCATACCAGGAAGATTATCATTTTTTGTAGCTACATGCATCGAAGCAATATCATGAGGTGTTCCAAAACTCATATTAGTTTTCTTTGGATCATTTCCTTCTGATTTAATTTGTTCTCTACGGAACGCTTCTTTTTGATCTTGAACCACTTGTTCTTGTTCTGCCTTCCATTCTGCAGATGACATTTTAAATACGTTCTCATAAATCCATTTCTCTGAGAACATCATTGATTCTTTCATGTTATTAGCTAATCCTATTTGGGATTCTAATAACTCTACCATTTGTTTTTTATAAATTAAACTCGGATTTTCTAAGTCTAATGAAAAATCAACTAAATCTTCATCTGTAAATCCTTGTGAGTATAAATGTACAATTGCAATTTTTGTAAGTTCTGAAACAAATATTTTTTGAATTCGTTCTATTGTTCTTGCAAATCTTACATCTTCTGCTGCTAATGTTGCTTTTCCTTCAACTCCTTCATCATATCCTAAAAATGCTTTAGGTATTTTTAGAGCCGCCATTTGTTTATTACGTAAATAATCTATATCTTCAATTTGGCCTTCGTTTGTCAGCCCCGGTAATGATTCAATAGTAGTCCCAGATTCAGAACCACGCACAGGAAGATAATAATCTTCCATCATATTTTCCATATTAAATTTAAGATTATATTCACCTGTATTAGCATCCATATATGGAATTTTTTTCATTTTACCGATAATCGTTTGCATATGATTATCAACTTCTGCAGGCGGAATATTTCCTACATCAATTTTAAAAATTCTTCTTTCAGGTGCTCTCATTATTCTTTGAATAAGCATTGCATCTTCCATAAGAGATAATTGTTTAAATATTTTTCTTGCTGGTTCGATCATCGATTTACCGTATGGTAAGAAATTTGTATCTGATAATAATCGGAAGTGAGCTACTTCATAATTTTCAAATGTCTGCATTTGTTGATGTTGAGCAGATGCATATGACATATGAGAACCTTCCATTACAAATCTATACGCATATGGATTCTCAGGATCATATCCTTCTTCCCTTCTTATTTCATATGCCGACATAGGAATGACATTTACAATACCTATTTGTTCTTCAATATCTAAATGTAAAAAGAAATCTCCATATTTACATGCGTTACGAATCCATGGCCATAAATTATAATCGATATTTATAATATCATAAAATAAATTTCTTAATATTTTTTGTATTTCCGCATTAGGAGATGATATTGTCAAAGTATCTCCTTCTGGATTTTTAACTGTTGCTTCATCAGCATAAATATCTAATGCAGATGCTAGAATAGGGTCCATATCCATTGCCTCATAATCAGTAAATAATTCTAATTTTGATTGATGGAAATTCATTGTTTGGTTATATCCGCCATAACCGCCGGCACCTTCTCCTCGGTGTAAACCAGAAAAACGATCTATATATGATGTATTAGATATAGCTCCGCTAGATTGTATTTTATTTGTATCTACCACTTTCAAGCGGTTTTGTGCGATACGCCTAACTACTACATTAGTCGAAAATAATCTACGTAGTCTTGCTCGTAATGATGTATCTGCCATGTTATATTCCGTTTATTAATAAATATGTTATAGTAACCATTTCAGGCCTTCATCGTCCTTACCTGTTTTCCAATCCCACGATGCATTGTCTTTTTGATTGTTTGTATATACTCCTTGAGATTTTCCTAAATGACCTAATGCCTTTCTAGATAAATCCATTCCTTGTTGATGTAATCGTAATGCTGTATCTCGTACCCATAATGCAATACCAAATGATATAATTAAATCATCATTATATCCTCGTTGAGCTTCTGCTCTCTGACCATTCCATATAAACACATACATTTCATCTACCAATCGTCTAGACTTTATAATAGGCGATTTTTCTCTGAAATATGTTTCTATTTTTGAAATGATTAATGGACGTGTCTTCGATGTAGTTGAAAAGCCTGGTACTTTTTGTGATTTAGCTTTTAAATCATATCCTTTAGCCAAATGTACATTTTCATCTATATAAGCATCTTGTTTATAAGAATAATATAAATTCTCATATCCTTTATCAATTAACACTTGTAAAACAGCCCATCCAATATTTGCATTTTCAATTACTAATAATGCATTATTCCATTCAGTGGCAACGGCATATAACATATTACCATATTCGGTAGTTCCGATTTTACCTTTATATTCTGCTACTTGAGTTAATGATTCAATTTCAATTACATGGAATGCAGAATAATCAGCGCCATCGCCTCGCGCGACATCAGCTACAACTGCATATGCTTTTGAATAATTTGGATAATCCCATAACCAATAATTACCATCAAATCCTCTTTTCTCTTTTGGATCTTCAATATATGTTTGTTCATACCATTGGATGATAGGACCATCTATTATAGTATGTCCAGATGTAATAAAGTCACAGTCACATTCTTGAGCCGCGGATTTTTCTCCAAGTAACTGAGTCTGTTCATCTCTCCAAGATTCATCTCTCTCTGGATGTACTGTCCAATGCAGTTTAATGCTATTAAATTTACCGCCTGCTTCTGCATCCATCCACGTCTTATGAAATAAGTTACCAGTACCATTTGGTGTTGATAACATGATAGCACCTCCACCAGTTGCAAGTGTTTGTTGAGCAGCTGTCCATATCTCATCAATCCTATCAATGAAAGCTGCTTCATCCATAACCAATAGTGATAATGCTTCTGAACGACCGGCTGTTCCTGTACTTGATACTGCCTTTACTTGAGAACCGTTTTTAAAACGTAATGATAATTTGTTATCTTCTAATGTCTTTCCTTTTAACCATGAAGGTAAGTTATCATGCATTACTCGTACTTTGGTAACGAGATTCTTTGCAACGTCCTGAGTGGTTGCAATCACTAAACAATTGAAATCTTCTTTAAATAACATGTTCCATAAAATGTAACCAGCTGATAAAGTTGATATTCCTAACTGCCGTGATTTCAATATTATATTATATCTGTTATCTTTCATCGAAGTTAATGTATCTTCTTGAAATGGATAAAGATTGAAAAACATTTTACCTTTGGTAGGATGTTGAATGATGCAATACTTTTTCATGAAATGTACAGGATCAACAGCACATTTTTTGTACTCTTCCTTGATTATTTCTTTAAGTGATTTTTGCGCCATAATATTCTATTAATATATAAAAAATTTTTCTTAATTCAAAATTAATACCAAGAAAAGTACTATCGCAGATCCTGCACCTGCCAATATACCATTACGTTGCCGTTTATATTTTTTAGCAAGTTTTTTCTGAAGTTCTATTTGGTCGTCTTTTGCGGAAATTGTTTGATCAAGTAATCCTATCTCTGTTTCAAATGTATTTTGTTTTTCTTGATATGTAGTTATAACACTATCTTTCAATGATAATTGATCTCGTAATGTTTTCTGAATTTTCTGTTCAAGGATTAATTGCTTGGTTGCAAGATCGCCAGCTTCTATATCTTGTATTGCTTGTACTAAATATCGTTTAGGTAAGCATATAAGACTATCACTCGTAACGGTTTGTGAAATACTTGGTAACGTCGTTACTAGTAAAATTATTGATATTATCAATTTTTTTAGCATAATCATCTTTTAATTTTTCTATCTTAGCTTCTTTCACTAAAATATTGTCTTGTAACACGTGTAATGAATCATTTAGCGATATAATATTATTATCTAACAACTGTCTTTCAATTTGAACTTTTTTGATTTCTGTTGTTAAACTATCTACACGTTGTTGCAATTGTTTGTCTTGTATCATAATCTCATGATCGGAACCTGACATAAACATATATGTTAATCCTATTGACATAAGAATTATAATTGCAACTAATATTAATGTAACTTTATCTATTTTCATAATGCAGACGCTAATTCTTCTCCGGCTTCCACTGATAATGCTTCTATATCAACCGCCTTTAATGTGTTATATATCGCTTCTCCACTTACTCCTATATCACCTAGTTCGGCACCAGCTAAAGCAGATTTTGCTGCTGTTAATCCGTCGGCGCCATGCTGAAATACTTCTATTGCTTCTTTACCAACTTCAAATCCTGCAATTGCAATTAACATTATTGAAAAAACAATATCAGTCATTTTTCTAGACTTTTTCCAAAAATATCTCCAGCCTTTTCCTTTTTCATTTTTTGGTGGAAACATCCACTGAAGACCAGCTACGATTACACGAATAGGTGTTGAAAATTTATCATGTAGCCAATGACCAGCTTTTTTAAAAGCACCGCCGACTTTGGTATTTATTAAATTTTCTTCATAAAAATGATGTAGATCCTTATCAGATACGTTAGGATCTTTTTTCATGGCTTTATACTTTTTCTTGGCCATGTTATAAGCTTCTTGTTCTTCTTTACTTTTAAAAATTTTACGCCATAACCAATCAATAGCACGTCCTATAATATCTAATACAGCTGGGATTGCTAGTATTGCTGTTACGCCTTCATTTAAAGAACGCTTTGTTTCTTTAATAGCACCTTCATGATCGTCTTTAGTCATTGCATCTATATCAATATCTTTTGGAATATCATCTTTTGGAACAACGCCTTTGGCAGCTAAATCCTTCAAAGTCTGCATTAATAAATCTTCGGTTTGATCTTCAGAATATTCTTCTTCATTGACCAATCCTAAACTTGCTCCTAATATTCGATAATCCTCTGTAGTTAATGTGCTACGTAGAAACTGCTTGAATTCTTTTGAACGAGATTCAAATTGTATTTCATTTAATAACGGAGTTAATTTAATAGTACTCATATCTTTCCTTACATCATTGCTTTCATATAATCACCGGCTAATTTAGATAACACTTTGAATGTATTTTTCATATCATCCATTGTATCATAATTACCATCTTTATATAACGCTTCTAAAAAGTTTTCCATATCATCCATTACAACGTCTGAATTGTTCCATTTTTGTATAATGTTAGATTTCATTCTAGCTTCGTTAAGTGATTCGGATAATACTGACTTGATCATTTGTTTGATTTCAATTTGAAGATCAACATCTTTTTCAGCATCCATTACTGTGCGTTCTATCTCATCTTTAAGATCTTTTTTCTTGGCAGTCAATTCTTTTAATTTTTTCAGAATCTTTTCTTTTTCCTTACCATCTGCTTTTGCAAATTTAGGAGCCAATTTTTTCATTTCATCAACGACTTTATCAAAATCCTTACCGACTTTGTTTACTTTTTTATTTGCCATTTTTTGTTCCTAGGTTATCTAATAAAGTGTCTTTAAACTCTTTATAATCATTATCAAATTTTTCAAAGAAAGCGGTTTGATCCCAATTTTCCATTTTACCATCTGCTCCTTGCACAAACTGCATTTTCATAGACTCTCGTAAAATTTCAACTTCTTTATCAGCATCTTTTAACCATCCTTCAGCATTTGCTAACATTTTCTTCCGTGAATATTCTTCCCAAGCTTCTTTTCCTTTAGCTCTAATCAATGTTTCTTCTTTAATGACACAACTAAAACATTTTTTATGTATAAACCACATCTTAAGATTTAAACGCTCTTCTTCCGAACCTTTCATTTTAGAACCACAACAAGGACAATGTGTAGGTGCTGTTAATAAATCTTTTATGATATCACGGACACTATTTGCTGGTTTTTTACTACGGAACCCGTCATGTTGTTCGACTTTCCATTCCATGCCTTTTGCATCAGCTTCTATCCATACTTTTGGCTTACCATCTTCAAATGTTTCTAATACATTTTTTTCTTTTGGTTTACCTGTATAACCTACTGTTGTTTTTGTCTGAGATTTATGAACCCCAGCCATCATTTGTTCAACAGCTTTAATATTTTGTAACTTGCTTGACATATTATTTTATCTGCTTAACTTTCATTTTGAGCTTACGCTTAGCGCTATCATCCATTCCCATTTTAGTAATGAGATCTAGAACAAACTCTGCCTGTTGGTTTGCTGGTTTAGAATTCAATGCCTTTTTCAACATTTGGAATGCTTGAGTTTTTTCTAGCTTCTCTCCTTTTGAATCTAATGCACCTTCTTCTAATGATTTGCCAGCTTCGCTAGATGCCATAGATCCTGCATCACCATCATCAATACCTGCTGTATAATTTTCTTCTACTTCTGGTTCAGCAGCTGCAGCTGCATCCGCTGCATATAATTTACCTAATGCTGCTTTTATTAATGGCAAGTCTCCTGTTTGGATATTGAATTTTTTTAACAATGGTAATACAGCTTGTATACGTTGACGTTTAGTAAAACGTGATGTACGTCCACCTATTTTTCCTAAACCTCTTTCGATTTCTGATCCACCTGCTCCTAATTTAGGTCCGGCTTCCGATAATACATTTTTTATTTGTTTACGTATTACCGTACGTAGTTCTTTTTCATTCATATTGTGTCCTTATTTTAATTTTATATAAATATGTCTGTGATGTAATAGAATATGAATTATTTAGCAAATCCTTTATCCATTGCAAAATTAGCTCTAGAAAACTCTAATCTATCTACTAATTTCACACCATTACCAAATCTATCAATGGCAACATATCCTTCCGGAGCTGTTACTGCTAACCCTCCTTTACCATCATCTTTAAAATGTTTTGTATTATAAACAGCGTTATTATATTTTCTAACGAATACTAATTTTGCTTCTGATAATAATTTGCTTAAATTAAATACATTGATGATATCTTGCTTAGCA